GAAGTGCGAGACAAGTTTCTGAGTGAAAGTTCCCGATGCGGTCCGCGAGGTTCGAGCCCCTCGCCCTACAGGGTGGCTTGACCGGCGAAACCGCCGACATGTACGGTTCGCGCAGGATCTTCCCTCTCGGGATAGGCCGATAAGTCGCGACGCTCAGCACAAGGTGCGCCTCTGCCCAGGCTGTCTGCGTCCTCGACCAGGTATCTATCGCTGGGCCGGCGAAGTCCTCTGGCGCCCTATCCGATGCGATTGCGAGCCTGAGCCTCGTGTAAGGTCTAGGGACGATGGCGAAGCGTAAGCGGTGCAGCGCGAAGAACGCGAAGGGGCTCCGATGTAGCTACTTCGAGGCCATCGACGGCAAGTGTCGCTACCACCAAGAGCCGACGGGTGGCGAACGTCGAGGGCGAAGCGGTAGGCGGAACGGTCGACCGCACGAGTGCACTACGAGGGTCATCGACGCGGTCTGCCAGGCCGTGAACGTCGGCGCGACCTGGAAGGACGCAGCCGCGTTCGCCGGGAAGTCCGAATCTGTGCTCCAGCACTGGAAGAACAGGGGCCAGAGGGCGCTCCTCGAAGCTGGCTTCAGCCCCGAAGACGAAGGCGGTGTCCCGGGGCTCGAAACGAGGGGCGACGACCCGAAGGACCAGCGGCTGTACATGCCTGAAGTTCTGAGGGAAACGGTCGAGCCCGCTGAGTTGGCGTTCGTCGAGTTCCTCCTCCGAACCGCACGCGCGAGGTCGTCTGGGAGGGTCTCGATGCTCGCGGTCCTCCACGCGGCGGCGCCCGGCGACTGGAGAGCGGCTGCTAAACGGCTCGCTATCGCCAACGAGGTGTACGCCGAGAAGCAAAACGTTCCGCAGTCCAAGATAGATTCGGCCGTCGAGGAGCAGCTGCGTAAGGTGCTCCGAGCGGTCCAGTCCGAAACTTCGAAGGAGCAGTATGTCCGGATCGCTAATGCTTTGGCGGGTGGCCCACGCGGAACGGATTAAGCTCCTGGAGCGCGAGCTTGAAACGCCCCTCCAAGCACCCGTGGCAGCCGACGAGACTGAGCCCGAGGTCCAGCCCTCGGAGCAGGACCTTCGCGAGGCCGACGACATCGTGCGCTGGTACGACAACCCGGTGCTCTTCGCGACCGAGGCGTTCGGGCTCTCCTGCTGGAGTCGGCAGCGTGAGATGCTGTACGCGGTAGCCGAGAACGACAACGTCGCGGTCCGCTCGGGTCACAAGGTCTCGAAGAGCTGTAGCGCCGCGGTCCTCGCCTGGTGGTGGGCGGTAACGCGGAAGGCTGGGCGCGTCGTACTCACCGCGCCCGGTATGCGGCAGGTGACGCACATCCTCTGGCGCGAGCTATGGGCCCTACACCGCCTCTCGCAGAAGATCGGAAGGGTGCGGCTGCCGAAACCGCCGCGGGCTCCAGAGACGGGCGTACACTGGGAGGACGGCCGCGAGATCGTCGGCATCACAGGGACGCAAAAGGAGACGATCGCGGGCTACTCGGGGCCGGACCTCATGTTCATCGTCGACGAGGCGAGCGGCGTCGCAGAGGATATCTTCGAGACTATCGAAGGGAACCGAGCGGGCGACGCGAAGCTGCTCCTCCTGTCGCAACCAACGCAGATGTCCGGCACCTTTTACGACGCGTTCCACGGGCAGCGCGCGCTCTGGAAGTGTATCCACATCTCCTCGGCCGAGAGCCCGAACGTCGTCGAGGGCGCGGGAACGATCCCGGGGCTCGCTACCGAGGCCTGGATCGAGGGGCGGAAGAAGGCCTGGCCGGGCGGGAAGGACAACCCTCTGTACTGCGTCCGGGTCCTGGGCGACTTCCCACCCCAGGCTGCGCAGACCGCCATCCCTCTCTGGGCCGTACTGAAGGCCGAGGCCGCCTGGCGTCGTGGGCGTAGTGGCCCTGGTAGCGGTCCGCTCTCCTACGGGCTCGACTGCGCGCGCTTCGGCGACGACGAGACGATCCTGGCCGAACGTCGAGGGCTCTCGATTCGCCGCCTTCTGAAGTTCCAGCCGCGGCGCGACCATCCAGACGGGCTGACCGCCGAGCAGCAGATTTCAGACTGGGTCATCGGCGTCGTCGTCGGCGAGCGCTTCCCTGGAGAGCCGAAGCCCCAGGTGAACGTCGACGCATCCGGGGTGGGCGCCGGCACATACTCGGTGCTCGTCCAGAGCGACGTCCTTCGCGCGGTGGACGTGTACACAGGCGACCCTGCGGACGGCGACGCGAACCAGCTACGGTTCACGAACCTCCGAGCCCAGCTCTGGTTCGCGGCCGCCGAGATCCTCCGCGAGGGCGGGACGATCCCGAAGGACGACCTCCTAAGCTCGGACCTCGTCGCGGTTCGGTACAAGTACGACAAGCGGAACCGCTACCAGATCGAGCAGAAGGAGGAGCTGAAGAAGCGGATCAAACGAAGCCCAGACCGGGGTGACGCCGTCGTTCTCGCCTACTACGAGACCGCAGGGCCGCCGATTCCGGACCAGGGTGGCGGCCTCTCGAAGTGGGACGAGATGCCCGCCCGAGGGTACTGACTCAGCCCGGCCTGCGCTCGAACGCACCCCTGCCTACTCGGGGCGCCGTGTAGACTGAGCGCTCTGGTCGAGGCTGAGCCCCGGTTCTCTCGGGCCGAGGCGACGCGCTACCAGGGCGCCGAGACCCTCGGCGAAAGGTTCCGCGCGGGCCAAGGGTGCGGCCGTTCGGCTCCTAGGGTCGGGCGGCTTTTCTCGTCCTCGAACCGGGCGCGACTCGTGGAGTGCTAGACCGCGGGCGCCTCGTCGGCGTAGGTTGCTGCCCATGGGATACCAATACGGCGACGCGCTCGCGCAGGAACTACTGGCCGACAAGCTCACCACGCAGAGGGTCATCACGGTACCGAATCCACAGATGGAGATCGACGGGACTATGCTCCTCGCCTTCGTCGACGCGACCGACGTAATCCCCGGCCTCGCTACCGACGTCGAGAGCCTCGGTATTCGCTGGAACAACCACGCGACTCCAGACCCGGTAATGACCGGTGTGATGATGCCGAGCGACCTCGACGAGACGAAGGACGTCGTCCTGCACATCCTCGCGAGCAAGACCGGAGCGACCCTCGGCGACGCCGTCACGTTCACCGTCACGGCGTTCTTCCAGACCGTCGGCGCGCTCCACGACGCAGACGCAGACCTCGGCGGGGCATCCTCGGCCATGATTGGTGACGCTGCCGCGAAGACCCTCGCCGAGCTAACCCTGACGCTCGCCCTCGCGGACGTGCCCGCCTTCCCCTGTAAGCTGACGTTCACGATTCAGCCGACCGACGGACTCCTGGGCACAGACGACGTCATCATCCACGCGATGTGGCTAGAATACACGCCCAAGCTTCTAACCAGCTAGGAGCCCCGTTGAGCCTCTGGACCCGCATCACGGGGGCGTTCCGTCCCGAACGAGTAAAGATCCTTCGCCCCGGCGTAACCGCGGACGGCGTTCGTATCACCGGGAAGCTATCGATCCTCGACCAGTTCACGCGAATCGGCGGCGGAATCACGCCCACTAGCCTCTCGAACTACATCCGGCAGGCGGACCAGGGCGAGCCCCAGGGGATGATCGACCTCCTGAACGAGTTCCGGCAGAAGGTTTGGCACCTACAGGCGGTCCTCGAAGCGCGCGAGAGCGCTATCAGCGAGCTACCCTGGAGCGTTCCGCCCGTAATCGAGCCCGGCGAGACAGAGGCGAACGAGTCGAACAGCGAGGTCGCGGCGTCGATCGAGCACATGCTTCGGCAATCAGTCGCTCCCCTCGATACCGACGACGATGTAATGGGCTTCTCCGAGTTGCTGGAGCACCTCCAGGGCGGCCTCTACTACGGCCACGCGGGCGCAGAGACGCTCTTCGGGATGAGCGACGGGCTCCAGGTACCTGTCGGGTACGTTGGGATTAGCGCGCGGCGCTGGAAGTTCCACGCCGACGATTCCCGTATCCTCCACTGGGATCCGTCGATGGGGCACACGGGCCGAGGGATCGACGTTCGCGCCGAGCACCCAGGGAAGTTCATCATCCACCGACCGCGGGTCACTGGCGACGTCGGAACGCGCGAGGGCTACGGCCGCGTGCTCCTCTGGGCGTGCCTCTCGTTTACCTGGACTATGGCCGACTGGTGGCGCTTCGCCGAGCTTGCCTGGAAGCCCTGGCGCCTCGGAAAGTACTCGCGCGACACGAGGCCAGAGGACATCGTGGTTCTCCGCGAGGCGCTGGAGAGACTCACGACGAACGGCGTCGCGATCCTCCCCGATACTGTCGACCTGACGCTGAATATCCCGTCAGGAAAATCGGGCGGAACGCGCTCGGACCACGAGCGACTCGCCTCGTTTCTCATCGCGGAGATCTCGAAGGTCGTCCTCGGCGGAACGCTCACGATGGAGTCCGGCGATAGGGGTGCGCGCAGCCTTGGGGAGGTGCACGAGCGCGGGCTAGGGGCGAAGACGAGCCGCGACTCACGCTTCGTGGGCGGGACGCTTATGCGCGATCTCATCGCTCACCTCGTCCACCTAAACTACCCGGGCGCACCGATTCCGGCCCTCCACTTCTCGACCGAGGACGCGAAGGATCTCCTCGCGACGGCGCAGGCGATCAAGATCCTCAAGGAGGCCAAGTTTAAGATCCCGGTTAGCTGGATTCACGACGAGACGGGTATACCAGAGCCCGGCGAGGGAGATGAAGTCCTAGGTGAGGGCGAGGACGACGAGCCTGACGAGGATCCTCCTGGAACTGAGCCGCCTGTAGACCCGGGCGCCGAGCCCGAGCCCGAGCCCGAGCCCCTGCCTGAGCCTGCCAAGGCGGCCTAGCGCTCGCCTATTCGGTCCGAGTCCCGTAGGTTTCTGGGCTGTGAGCCATGCAAGACACCTCTTCGCGTCCCACGAGTCGCTCCGAACGAAGGCCGGCGTGGGCGTCGTCGCGACCGCGGACGAGCCCCTACACCGATCGGATGATTGTTCAGTCGGAGGGCTACGGGTCCGTGGCCTACGTGAAGAAGCGCGAGAGGCCGACTTCATCTGGTCGACCGACGCGATCGATAGCTTCGGCGAGGTAGTCGAGCAGAGCTGGCGCCTCGACCGCTTCCGAGCGAACCCGGTCATCCTGTTCGGGCACCAGTCGCGTGAGCTTCCGATTGGCGTCGGCCTGAACTTCGGCGTCGAGTCCGTCGACGGGAATCAGGCGCTCGTCGGGACGATTCGCTTCGCGACCGAGAAGCAGAACCCGAAGGCCGAGCAGGTCTGGCAGCTCGTTCTCGCCGGCATCCTTAAGGCCGTCTCGGTAGGCTTCCGGACGCACACGACGCGCTTCGAGACGCGCGACGGGCGTGAAATCCTCGTACTCGCCGACAACGAATTAGTCGAGACGAGCGTGGTACCGATCCCGGCGAATCCAGAGACGCTTTCCAGAATGAGACAACGCGCGGTTGAGAGTCGCGCCCAAAATCGTAACGATAAGGCGCATCGCGATTCAGCGAGCGAGGAGAGAACCAGCGTGAACCCTGACGAACTACAGAAGGCACTCGACGAGCGGACCAAGCAGCTTGGCGACGCGGTCGAGAATACCAAGGCCGCTGACCTCCGCGCGAAGGACGCCGAGAGCGCTCGCGCCGCCGCACAGGCGAGCGAGAAGAAGGCACTCGACGAGCGCGACGCCGCGAACGTCGCTCGTAACGCCGCGGTCGAGAAGGCCGATACAATGTGGCTCGCTTCCGTCGAGCGCGACGCGACCGAGCTAATCGGAACGAAGATCACACCCGGCGAGAAGCCCGGTCTCATCGCTCTCGCGAAGGCCGATCCAGAAGCCTACGAGGTGCATATCAAGGCGCTTCGCGGGAAGAACGATCTCCCCACGGCCGTAGGCACTCGCGTCTCTTCGAAGACGAAGGACGACGGCCGGGCAACTCAGGACAACAAAGGGGCGGCGCTCGACGCGGCCATCGCGAAGAAGGTCGAGGCTTAGACGATGAGCACCAACACGAACCCAGATCGGAAACTCGACCACGCCACGAAGGGCATCCACACGGTCGCGCTTACCAAGACCGCCACGCTCGGGTACGCCGTCGAAGCCTCGGCGACCGTCGGCGAGATCCTCGACGCGCCGGCCGACTCCGACAAGGTCATCGGCATCGCCATGCAGCTCGGCGCTGCGGGCGACCGCGTCGAGGTCGCGTACTTCGGCCCGATCGTTCCCGTTATGGTCGGCACAGGCGGCGCTACGTGGGGCCAGAAGGGTATCACCGTCGCAGACGGCTGGACCGACGCGCCTGCGCACGACTCATCGGGCGCGACGAACGATCCGATCTACTGCATTTTCATGGATACCGGCGTCGTCGGCGACATGATTCCCGCTCAGCTTGTCGCCCTCGGCGGACGCGGCAGCACGTAGGCCACCCACCCGCTACTCGCAGACCCGAAGACCCAAGGACGACGACACAATGAACACCGACAATATCCGAGTAGACGACCCAGGCGACGCGGTAAATGAGCAGCGACTGGTCGCGAAGAACGCGCACCACGGCTGGAGCTGGGCGCAGATTAAAGCGCTTCGACCGAACTCGAAGGCTCGTGCTTTCGAGGCGTACCACGAGGCCGTGAAGAGCGTCGTCAGCGCGAACGGTACCGAGGTCCAGGAGGTCAACCGGCACTTCGCCGACGCGTCTCTGCGGGCTCTCGCCCAGGCCGGCGCGATCGATATGGATAGCTTCCGCGCCGTCGCACCGTTCCTCGACGGGCGCGATGTGGCGACCCTCCAGCGCGACGTCGGTGGAGCCGCGGCGACGCACGTAAACGCGACCATGGCGAACCTCTCGGTTCAGTACGCGAACGACGACTACATCGGCGATGTGCTTGTTCCCGTTCTCAACGTCGCGAAGAAATCGGATAGCTACTTCATCTACCCGAAGCGCGAGGGCTTCGAGTTCCCGGATGACTCGATCAGCTCGACCGGCGAGCCGAACGAGATCACCAAGTCTCGGGCGGCCAGCTCCTACACCGCCATCGACCGCTCGCTTCAGGAGAAGATTCCGGTCACCGAGCTATCGAACCAGGACGCACCCCTAGATGAGTTCCTGGACGCGCAGCTGATGGTTTCCGAGGGGCTCGCGTTCCGGCGAGAGATCCGGAAGGCGCTCCTCCTCACGACCCCTGGGAACTTCAGCGGGAACACGTCCACGCCCGGTGACACGTGGAACTCGACGGGCGGCGGCGACCCTGTCGCTGATATCCAGCTCGCAATCGCCGCTCTCTTTCGTGGGCCAGGCGCCTCGAAACTCTACGGCTACTGCTCGCTGGACGTCTTCAACGTACTGAGCCGCCATCTCGCCATGCGCGACCTCTTCAAGTACGTCGCTCCCGGTCTCGCAACCCCTACGATGCTGGCGCAGTTCTTTGGGCTGGACGACATCATGGTTGGCGCGGCTCGCAAGCAGACCGCGAACGCCTCTCAGACCGCGTCCTACTCGCGTATCTGGGGCGACCACTTCGGCGTCTGCTATGCGGGCGGCGCAACCGTTCGCAACGCGACGTTCGCGAAGGACTTCCGCTGGCTCAACGACTCGAACGCGCAGATCCTGAACCTCCTCGAAGGCGTCGCCGGCGTATGGCACATCAAGAGTGGCTATAGCAACGTCTCGAAGACCGTAGCGCCCACCTCGGGCTACCTCCTCACGGACGTTCTCACCTAGGAGAGCGCGCCCGTGGCGACTGACGGCACCTAC